TTTCAAAATGATTCCTCCAATTCTTCGTATTCCTGTTTAGTTTTGATCAATTCTGCTTCTAACTCGGCTTTTTCTGTATCAGTTGCAGTCTTTAATTGCTCTTCAATATTGTGGATGGTATCCAGTAGGTCATCAAGTTTATATTCCTTAATGCTCTCCGAGATTCCATATTCCTCGTCTATGTTTCGAGGTATGTTTTTACGCACCCATTCATAATCATTTTCAATGTCATAGCAATCTTCTAGGTCATTTGTCCAGTAACCACAGAACGCACAACCACTTTCGTAGTAAGTTGCCTCTACTTCAAAACCTTGTTCGGCAAGTTTTTGATAGATTCCTACTGGAGGACTCCAAGCACTAGAAAAACTAAAAGAGATTTCATGGTCGCTGATATTGATGTCATAACCTTTAGTTTCAATCTCCCATTTTGTCCCCCAATGTTGCACCCTCCAGTCCCACCAATTACTAGGATTGATAGTAGGCATATATGCTTGTGCCTTCTCTTCTTCAGTCTTGGCATACTGGGCTGATATCTCAGGGTATGTTTTTTTGACTGGTGTTACCGAGTAATCAGGTTCAGGGTAAATAGTCGCAAAAAACCTTCCTCGTTTATAGGCAGTTACCAGTTTCTTTATCTTCCGTTTATTTTTGTGACTGATAGTCACAGCGTTATCGCACCAATTAGGCATAGTATTCCTCCAAAGTTTCAATCGTTGTATCAAGGTCTGCATTATGAAGAACATCATTCTCTTCAATCCACTCCCATGTTTTTTCTTCTGCCTCTGCTAAAGTTTGTGCATCAATCTGCACATCTTTAGTAAAGGTCGTAGTCACTACCATATTAAATATTGGCATTTTCTAATTCCTCCATTGGGTAAACATCTGTATAAAAAATAGGCTCTTTGATAATCTCTAAAACTGTTGTGCCTTCGTCTAGGTCATCTCCAACCTTTAACTGGGCAAATTCTTCTTTCGTCATTTCATAATACAAGTGTGAATCAATCCAAGAATCCCATAAAATTTGAGGAGGAATACCATCCTCTAAAATGCCAATCTTTACATACTGTGGCTCATTCCAGTCATCTACTGTGACTAAAACTTCATAGGCAGTAACAATAAACATCCGTCTCATGTTTCCTCCGTTAATACTTTGATTAGTTTTCCATTGGATTTAGTCTCGATTCTTTTAAGACTATTCCATCCCAAATATTGCTCAACCCACTCACACGCCTCAAGAAAAGACGGCAAGGTGTGGGAGGCAATAACCTCCAGTTTGATGTTATAAATAAGTGCTTGCATCAGAATCCCCCAGTCCTAAAAATCCAAACAAGGGCAAGACCACCACCAACAACAAGGGCAAAGATTGTGCCTAAAAAATAATCCTTCATTTTGTTCTCCTAGCAGTTTGACAAAGACTGTCTCTCGACAGTTTCGGATATTGAATCCTCATCAGTTTGTCTTAAAATCTTTTCCCATCCTCCGTAAAAGTGTATCCATTGATAATCAGCACTTCATCAACGGATTCATCTGAATATTGATATTCCCAGTCCCTCACAATGTCCTTCAATGCCTCGTCTATTGCCTCATTAAATGCCTTGAGAGCACTACCAGTCTTTTGCCAAACATCTACAAATGTTGTCCACAATGTGCAGTCTAGGTAATAACCAGTCGGCATCTGTGTGGCATCATACTGTTTCAGTTTCAGTCCTCTAAAATGGTGAGTTTCGGCAGTTGTATCAATGAAAGATGGTGCAAACGCACCGACAGAATAGTCCTTTACCTTTACCCCAAACTCTTTACAAAATGCGTCTATTGAGGCTTTGGCATCATGCCACCAAGGATAATCTAGTCCTTGCTTATACCATTCTCTTGCTCTGTCCTTTGCCGAATCGTCTAATTCCTCAAAGTTATAAACTTTAGTTTCGATAATTTCCATCATGCCTCCTCATAAAAGTAGTCGGATTCAATAACCCCATTATTCATACAAACTTCTTCTATCATGTTGAAATACTTTGATTCTGAAATTGCTTTACTGATTAACTCCTCGATTAAGATTCTGTCGGCATCATCTACTGTTTCCCAGTCGTAAGAATCAGTTAAACGGCTCACCAAAGCCCACGCCACTTGTTCGGCTGTTGCATTGTGATAATTGCTAATTTGTTCTTTCATGTTTCATTCTCCTAGCAGTTGAGTAAGATTGACTCTCGTCAATTTCGGATAAAAAATCCTCGTCAGTTACCCTAAAATACATTCTCTTAATGTTCGCATTTCCTCAGTCCAAGACTGGCAAGGCACATAGTCAGCACCAATAGGGGTTAATTTCATTCTGTTATAAATGCCGTAAGATTGAAACAGGCTCAAGGGCATGTTTAGCCGTCTTTCTAATTTTTCTTTGGTGCTCTGTCGGCATCCTTTCCCCACTAGGTCGAGGATATCTCTTATTTGGTAATCGTTAAGGTGTGTTGGTGCACCCTCTTTGAATTTTGCGTCATGTATTGCATAGTCTAAGTTTGTCATTTTGGAATTCTCCTAGCAGTTTGAATAATATACCCTCTCGGATATTTCGCCTCATCAAGGCTCATCAGTTATTCTTTCTTTCAAAAATTGGCTTGTTGATTTCCATGCACTCATTAAAAACGCCCTCGTAAAATTCTTGTTTAAAATTGTTGTATGAATGAATAGGTCGGTATTTTCTCCCTATAATGTCCCAGTCCTCGCCTACGATATACAGCCCATTGTCTCCATTGTCGCAGTCGAGAGAATCAACAGGACCAACACCGAGAGAGAGATTCCCACCAAAGAAATTCCCCACCAGTTGAGAAAATCTAGCAATTCCGTAAGAATCACGAACAGGCGAACGGATACCCAATTCTTTTGCACAATCTAGGAAGGCTTTAACTGATTCTGTCCCACCATTCCAATGAAGATAAACACCAGTAGAAACACCCTTAAAACTAATGACGGCACGATTTCCCATAATAAAAACTCCTAGCAGTTGTAAAAGACAATCTCACGATTGTTTCGCCTCATGAAGGCTCATCAGTTTTACTTTTTAAGGGGGTTTAACTCTCGGCAGTCCATGTATACAAAAATGATGTGTTTGGCTCTGTTGATTAACATTCTCACGCTTTCAGAATCGCCAAATTCTTGAGATTCTTGGGCATCTGAAAGAATAGAGGCAACAAGCATAGGGATGTTGTTAGACTTGGTGACCATGTTGTCCAATGTCTCCTCAGAACATCCAAACATTTTGTATTGAATTCGTAATTGTGCTCCAGTTAAAAAGGCTTCAGGGTTTGAAAATTTATCGTTTGTAAAATTGTATGTCATCTTAATTTCTCCTAGCAGTTGATTAAATTAAATATCACCTATTGATGATGTCTCAATTATAAAGCATGTTGAATATTGCTTGTCAATACCCTTTTGCAAAATAGTTGAAAATATTTTTCAGCCAGTATTTATAAGGGTTTGAGACGGATTTTAAGGGGATATTGCAGGGCATAGGCTCACAAAAAAACAAAGTAGGGCACAAGAACACGCCAAAAACCACCAAAAAGCCGAAGGCGAACAGTCCAAAGGTCACAAAGAGACAAGAGAGAGAATACACAGGGAAGTTGATAATCTTTCCCCAGTTGCCCTATACTTGGGTAATGAACATTCCGAGAATATACCTATGAAAAAATTGACAAAAAAAGAAATAGCCGAAGGCATACAGTCAATCCCAATCGAAAGAATACTAATGGGTGCTAATAGTCCTAATGGATTAAAACTAACCAAGAGACAAAAGGAATTCGCAGAGCAAGTAGTAAAGACTGGTAATAAGACGGAGGCATACAGAAGGGCTTATACATCCAATGGGAAGAACACCACAGCATCACGCAATGCAAACACAGTTGCAAAAAATAGCAAAGTGCAGACATACATTACAGCCCTTGAAACGGCTAAAGAAGTGGAGGAATATCTTTTACCCACTCAGTTGAGGACAATGGCAATTCAGAAATTATCCTCAATGGCTCTCAATGACGAGTTACCACCAGCCCAACAGTTGAAGGCTCTTGAGTTGGTCGGCAAGATGTCGGAAGTCTCATTATTTTCTCAGAGAGTAGAACACATTCACTCAGTCGATAGCAACACGCTGAAGGCTCAGTTACTTACAGCCATCACAACGGCAATAGGAAACAGTCGCACGCTTCACTCTAAGACAAAGAGAACGGCTCAAGAGTTGCTTAAGGAAATACAAAACAATGATGAAGATTCCAATTTTCCAACACTAGAAATTTCACACTATCCCACCCCCAACGATTTCCTAGAACACGAACCCCCACCCACCCCCACCCACCCAAATCCGAGTTTGACCATAGGTTTGGAATTGCATA